CTCTCTAATATAATGATTTTCTTTGTATATAGCTGATATTTTAAATAAATTTCTTATATATACTCTATGCCCATTTATATAAATAAATTTTTTCATATTATTAACCTTAATATTCTCCTCAACTAACATCTTCCAGTTCAACCTCAACTCTTGGTCTGTCACTATAATATTTCTTACTCACTACTTCTACTATTTGAGAATCATCTTTATAAGCTATACCATTTAAACTGTCAGCTACAGACTTGATTATATTGTCTAAGTCGGGTTTCTTGTTTGGTCTTATTAACCCTTCTACCTTGTCTATAGCATCCTTATATGCTTTAGTATTTACTTTATTTTTCTGTAGTGCTTCTCTATCTTTTTTAGTAATGTCAAAGTAACAAATAACTGTCATTTTCACATTACCCTCAAAGAAATGCTTTACTGTAGAATTGTACATAAGTCTAATCCAATTTTCATAGAGTACAGTTTGGTCAGGTGTATAAGCCTTACCATTTGCTGTACTCATTCTAGGACGTGCCTTTGCTTTTGGTTCTCCATCTATTGTAAAATTAATTTTCATTACATTCTCCTATTATTTAATATTATTTAAACAAACTAAGTTGTTTAGTAGTTTCAAAGTTGGTCCACAACATTTCTTTTCTTAATTTGCCTTGTTCTGCATGTGATTTAAATTCTGATTTGTTCCAATTCTTAAGCATACAATTATATAAATCAGATTCATATCCACTTATTGCAACAGGACCAGCGTGATTTAAAAGTGCTTTTAGTAACTCTTCATGTTCTTCTTCTGTTTCCATCTCGATATTGTACATTTTCTGACTTCTTGTTTTTAGCAAATAAGGAGGGTCTGCATATACTAAACAATCAGTTTTGTTGTATTTTTTTATTAACTCTACTGCATCTCTATTTTCTATTTCTGCATCTTTTAACCTTATAGCTGTATCTAAAATAATTTTAGGTAACTTATTCCATTTTCCCACAACTTTTTGAAAGCATTTTTTACTTTCTTTAGGACCTGTGTGTTTCCAACCTGTTTTATAATTTTGTATTCCTCCTCTTGCCATATTCGTTCTTATTATAAATTTTCTAGCTTTTTCTATATCATTATCAGTTTCAAGGATATTACAATTCATATATTCATCTCTAGCATATGGAGTAAAATATATAGCATTCATTAATTCATTTGGATTATCTCTTATACATTTAAATAAATTTACAATTTGTTTATCTGCATCATTCAATATCTCTGTGTTACATGCTTTCTTATTAAAAAATACTGCTCCACTCCCAAAATATGGTTCTAAATATATATTATGTTTTGGAAGTATACCTACTATGTTTTTTGACATGCTCCATTTAGCACCTGGCCAATTCAAAACCTTATTCATTTTTTCACCTTCTTAGCTTTCTTCCTACATTCCTTACAACAATAAGCCTCCTTAGATTTTTCCTCAAGATAAAACAACTTGCCACACCAATTACATCTTCTTCTTTTCATATAATCACTTCCCTTGTTTTACTCAACTACTCTCATATTCACTTTTCCATTTTTAAAAAGTTTTATTTGATATTTTTTTCCACAATGGGGACAAGTAACTATCATTTTTTTAAACTTAGCTAATGTATAGAAATTCCTACCACATCCACTAAAACATTTACCTCCATTAAATATTTTAAATTCTCCATAGTCTCTATCTAACTCATCTGCTTCATCTCTATGTTCATTAACTATATATTTATATATCAAAGTATTCATTAAAAACACCTGCCTAATCTATTTCAATTTCGACTATAGCTCTACTTAAAAGCTTCACATTATAATTTTCTTTCATATTTTCCTCATCTTTTTTAAAAGCTCTTGCTTCTTCTAAATCAGTAAATATAGAGCTGTATATGTTCCCTTTTTCCCATTCTCTAGTCGTCTGCCAAGTCACTTTAAATTCTGTAATAACCATATTGACCACTCCTTTTTATAAGTCAAAGTAAGTCTATAACATTCTAGTTTCATTCATAAACTTACCTTGACTATTTATTTATCTGCCTTCATAAACTGCTTCTAATTCTTCGCTAGTGTAAATTTCCTTAAAACACCCTACAAACTCTCTATCATATGTTTGTGCTAAGACTATATAGTTTTTTAAAGACAAATCATGTTTATCAATCTCTACACCTAGAAGAATAGCTTCATAAAAGATATTTTCTTCAGTTATTATATATATTCTACCTCCTATTCTGTATGGTAATTTTATATTGTGAAGTGACAATCCTCTGTATCCAAGTTTTCTATTGTGTTTATTTATTCCTTCATATAATTTATCATCTATTTTTAATACTTGAGTTGCTGTTAATGCAGACTGGCAAACATCTAAGATTTCCTCCATGATATGCTCTTTGTCACCTTCCAAGATTGCTTCTTTAAGTTCTGTAACTTCTTCATCAATCTTCGCTAACTGTTCCTCTATTGTCCAATCTGGTATATCACTAATTAATTTAAAATTCATATTTAACCCTCCCTTAATTTCTCAATTATCTCAACTTCATCATCTGAAAACATCATACCAATTTCCCCACCACATTCACCATTTTCCCAATCTTTTTTAAATCGTTCATATTCATTTATATAACACCCAAAATATTCATCTTGTTCTAAAATATAATATGCATCTCTTATTTTTTCTACATCTTTTTCATCACAACCAGCTAGGGAATATTCATCTTTAAACTTAACTACAATTACTTCTAAACCATCAATCAAGTTGTAATATCTAAGTGTATTTTTTAATCCTTCTTCTGAATACTCAAAGTCTGCACTTTGATTTCTTACCTGTTCCAATGTTCTTTTAGTCTTTAGTTTCACTTTATAGATGCTAAACATAATTTACAATCTCCTTCTCCAGCCAGTTCTCATATGCTATATCACAATCTTTACTTTCACAATCTCCTTTATCATTTATACAACTAGCACAAATCTCTTTCCCAAAACTCTTACACACTTCTCTTTCATCAAGATTATTTGACTTGCACATTTCTTTATTAGTCATATGCTCACCTTCTCTGTTTGAAAGAAACTTATCTGTCTTTCATTTTCTATATCTTCATTTCTAAATCGCTTTTCTAAGTCATGTACTGTAGTTCCGTCTGCTCTAAAAGTCGTTGGACTATCTTTATCCAATTTAAGCATACCCGCCCACAAATCAGGATAGTATTTCCTTAAAGTTCTGAGGCTATCTAAACTTTGCTTAGGACACAAATAGCAACCAGTTCTCTTGAATCTGTGATGTATATCATAGTAAAATCCTTTTTTTTCTAAATACTTCAAGCAATCTTTTTCAGTCATTTTTGCTTCGTAAAGCGGTGCTATGCAGTTTTTTTCTAGCCTTCTGTATCTGCTAGGTTCATCAAAAGCGATTCCGATATATCGCTTGTGTTCTCCAATCGAATTGAAATATTTATTAGCAGGAGCAAGTTTTAATCTGCTATTACACCATGCTCCCAAGGTGTATGGAAAACCCCATATTTGCCCTTTACGCTTACCTTGTTTATTAACAGTATAAAAGTATTCTTCAAAGGTTTTTTCTGCTTTAATTCTTGTTATTTTAAAGTTTATTCTTTTCTCAAAATCATCTATTATATCATAAATTTCTTTAAATTCTAGTCCTGTATCTATAAAAACAATCTCGTCTAACAGAAGCCTTTTTTCTAATATTAAAAGGAGCATTGCTGCTGAATCTTTTCCTCCACTAAAACTAGCTACATATTTCATATGAGCACCTACTTCTCATTATATAAATTAACATTTTTAATAACTATATCTACAGTTCCATTTCCATTATGTCTAATACCATATTTCATAAAATCCTCAAAATCCTCCATTTTACCTTTTATCTCAAAACCTGTATCCGTTTTTATATGTCTATTTTTTAAATTCTTTTCAACCCATTTTTTATCAATATTAAAACTTTCAATCCCTTTTTCTTCTATATGGTCCTTAAAACTATCTTTTAAATCATCCTTTATCGCCTTATCAGCAAACTCATTTATATCAAGTTTTTGTTTTTCTCTTAACATATAAAGTAACATTCCTCTTACATCTTCGCCCTGCTTCATATCACTATATAAATGTGCTATATAAGAGTCCACAAAAGCTTTAAACATCTTAGTCTTATACTTATCATCTTTCACTTTAGTAGCATTTAGAAACTCTGTAACAAACTTAGAATTAGCTTCTTCCTTCTCTGCATCTTTATCCAATACTTTTAGATGATATTCGTCATTAATTCCACTTAATCCAATCAATGCACCAATTTTAATTGCTTTAGTCTCTTGTATATTAATTTCATTTTTAGACATCTGTATATTAAATTTATCATCTTTAAACTCAATTGAATGAGTATACGAATTATTGTAATCAAGCTTTAATATAGCAACTTTCTTTTCATCTTTTTGAGAGTATAAGCAAATTGATAAGTCGCAAGATTCTAATGTAGCATTAAGCTTCATAACATCAAATAAATAAGCTGCAATCTCTTTAGAGTTATTTAAAAATGAACTTTCATCATAAATAATTTGTTCACAACACTTCTTAATTAGATTGTTACTATAGTCATTAAATACTGCTGTTCTGATATCATTATCTCTTGATACTTTGCTTATTTTCTTTTGAAAAAATAGGACCATATCTTGATTAACCCTACCTTCAAAATCATTCAATATTGGTGTATCACTATTCTTATCTAAAACATGTATTATAAATTTGTGCATTATCATAATTTCACCCCTTATAAATTTTTAAAGCGTTCTATAATCTTCTCGCTTATAGTATTTTTTATAACTTCATCTACCTTATCTATAGTTATTAGTACTATATTTTCATCTTTAGCCAATGCCTTTGCTTTCTTTCTTAAAGCTTCTTTACTTCCATATGTATAATGTATTTTTCTATTTTCTAACGATAATCCTATTTGCCATCTTAATATATATTCATACATTTATCCCACCCCTTATTTTCATTTTTGAGAGTTACAAAACACTTCAAAAATATTCATACTAAAAGACATTTTGCAACTTTTAGCCCATTCTTTTTGCTATTTCATATACAACATTTGCAGTAACAGCATTTCCTGCTTGCTTGTACAGTTGACTATCTGAGCATACACTTGCTGCTCTTTCGTAATATTTATCCGGAAATCCTTGCAACCTAAAGCATTCCTTTGGTGTTAACCTTCTTATATCTCCATTTTTCAAAATTCCATGTTTATCTTGAGCTGTCAATGTGAACATTGTTTCTCCGCTTTCTTTAATTCTACGACCATTTTGTCTTTTATTTACCCTATCGGGCGTTAAAACTGCATTAACTAAAACTCCACTATTATCACAATTTCTATTTGTCACACCTGCATTATATTTTGCTTTAAGGCATCTAGCATTTATTGTTACTTTAGAGTTTTTATTTAAGTCTATAAAGTATAGACCTGTTTTAGCACCTCCACCTCCTGCCTGACTTCTAATACATCTAGCAATTCCAACTGCATCATAAATTCTATTTGTACTATGAGTTGGATTATTTAGTTGCTCAAGATTTTTTCTACTTTTTCTTTCGATAGGAAATACTTTTCGTGTACTTCGTCCTCTAAAATGTCCAACAATGAATATTCGTTCTCTATTTTGGGGTACTCCGAAGTTTTTAGAATTAAGAACTTGCCACTCTGCATCATAGCCGATTTCATCCAGTTCAACGAGAACTTTGAGGAAATCAAATCCTCCATTAACACTAAGTAGATTTTTAACGTTTTCAATAAGTAAATACTTGGGTCTATCTTCTTCTTTGAGTTCTCTAATAAGTTTTGTAACTGTAAAAAATAAACTTGAACGTTCTCCTCTGAATCCAAATTGTTTCCCTGCAACAGAAATGTCTTGACATGGGAATCCAAAACACCAGACATCTGCTCTTGGGATATTTTCTGTTCTAATTTCTCTAATATCTCTTTCAAACCATTCATCCTCCTTCGGTTTGTGCATGGCATTATAACTTAAATTTGCGAATTTATCATATTCGCAATGTCCCAAACATTTATGTCCTGCTTTTTCCATCCCTAGCCTAAAGCCACCTATCCCTGCGAATAAATCTAAAAATGTAAGCAATACAACGCCTCCTTATTTTCATTTTTGAGAGTCACAAAACACTTCAACAATAATTTATACCAAAAGATATTTTGCAACTCTCTAAACTGTTTTAATTACATATTTTCCATATCCATTTCATATTTAGATAAAATCTCTTTAAATGCTTTTGCTAACTCTGTTCTTATAAAAGTTGAATTTGAATCTTTAGCAGCTATATCAAGGTCTATCTTTTGATAATCCTCTTTGTTAGGAAACTTAAATCCTATTCTTATAGGACAATCTACATCCTCAAGATTTTCTATAACTCTCCCTGCAAACTCTGCACTACCTTGTAAATCCTCATAACTTTCTACTCTATTTTTTAAATCTTCATATTCTTTATATTCCATAATCTATTCCTCCTGTAAACTGTTTTAATTAGATATTTTCTGTATATAAAAATTCTTTTAATCTTTCTATTTCTTTGCTTATTTCATCACTTCAAATTTTTATAGCTCTACCTCCATGTCAAGCCACTTTTCGCATCCTGTAACACAACTAGTTGGATAACAATCATCTTTATTTGCATAAATGCAACAACTACACTCTGCATCACATTCAAACAAGAAATCCTTTAAACTTTCTTTATCTCTAGTTATTTTTTCAAAGTTAGTTATTTTCTTTTCTACTTTCTCTCCAACGAATTTTTCATAACAATCTGGACACATATGCTTATCTATGTTAATCATTTCATTTTCAACATTCTTTTTATATAGCTCAATACATTCTAAATTATTTTCTTCAAATATGCTCTTGCAAAAGTCACATTGTATAACTTTACTCATTCTTAAACCCTCCCATATTGTCGCAATTTTCACACTCTTTTAGATTCAATCTATACTCATAAACTCTACCAGCTATAAAACTTCCTATTACTAATATCACACTAGCTAACATGTTCATTAGATTTCATCCTTCCTATCATCAATCAGTATATTAAACCCACATGAACATTCTCTATAATATGTGTGTTCTTCAACTATTAATTTACCTTCATTGTTTCCTACCTTGTCATTACCACAGTTAGGGCAATAACAATACTTTTCTCCAAGTTTTATAATATCTTTTAATTTCATTTCTCAATATCTCCTTGAACCTTCTTATTTTTTCTTTTATAAGCTAACATTTGTGATACAAATTCAAAAAACAATCTCTCCAGCTCTTCTTCTTCTGAATTTACATAAACTTTGAAAAACTCCTTGTCTTTAGTTAACTGCATTTGTACTTTCATTTCTCAACATCCCCTCATACTCATATCTACTCAATATTTTTATAGCTATATCAATAGCTTTATTAACAGAACACTTTTTCTTATTTAATATCTTTTCAGCTAACTTAATTACTTGTTCCACATTTGCTAATACCATCTGACACCTCTTGAATATATTCCGCCTTCCAACCTTCTCTAGTTACTCTATTTTCTCTAGCTAAACAACTAGCATAATCTGCACTAATCTTTAAGTATTTACTTGCAGCCTTTGCACTTTTAAATATTCTAACTTCTCCAGTTTCAATATTAAAAACTTTTATAGATTTGCCTTTTGTATCATTAGTTGATTTTTTTCTTATTTTCTTGAATTTCGATTCATTAAGTTTCAGCTTTATTTTTTTATTTTCATTTGCTTTTCTTACTTTTCTTAAATTAAGCTCAAACATATCTTCTATATCAATAGTTTTTTCTAAAAATGTTCCTGCATCTACCCAAATTTTAGCCATATTCTACCACTCCAAATCTTTAAATATTATTTCATAGCTACACTCACCAGCTTCAATAAATATACCTCTTTCATCTTGATAAATATTTTCTACTCCAATAATTCTTAATTCTGAATTTTCAAAGAATAATTTACACATATTGCCTTCTCTTAAATCTCCAAAATCTATAAGACATTCTTTACCTGTTAAAAATGAAAGTTCTTTTTCTCCTGTTTCAAAGTTAAAAACACTTACTAATTCCATAACTCTTAATCCTATTCCACAAATCTTACAATATCTAGCATCTTCGCTTATATCTTCATTTCTACATTGATAACAAACACTAATATTGTTTTTTCTTGTCTTTCTCAACATTTCAGCTCTCCTCATTTTGAAATACCTAACATTTTATATTGCATTATTTTTGCTACAACTGCTGATAAATGCAATATCTTAAACCACAACATTTCTCTTTGTAGATACTCCCATCCAGATACTATTTCAAAAGTAGCTTTACCTTCATATTTTACTCGTTTAAATGGATTGTCTATTTCTGTACCCTCAAATGTTACTTCTTCAGTTCTTGTATCATTTATCTCAAAACTTCCCTTATCGCATTCTAAGAACACTTTCTCACACTCATATTTCACTCTTAGACCTCCAATATTTTTTAACTTCTAGGAAGTAATATTGTATAATTACTCCCTAGACTATTTAACTTAATTAAAAAGGTATATCGTCATCATCTATTGCTTGAAAACCTTGTGGGTCTAATCCTGGTGGTATATATTCCTGTTGTTTTTCATGATTATTACTATCCTCTTTACTTGAAAGCAATTCTAAAGCATTTACATTAACCTTAGTAATAGATTTCCAACAACCATTTTCATCTTTGTAATTATCTATATTTAATTCTCCAAAAGCATATATCTGTTTACCTTTTGTAAGATACTGTACAAGATTTTCTACATGTTTTCCTAACTGTTCACAAGGTATAAAATCAACTTTCTTTTTGCCTTCCCTATCTTTGTATTTTCTATCTACTGCTACCCTAAATAAAATTTTAGGTGTACCCGAATTTGGAAGATATTTCAGCTCAGCATCTGCAACTAATCTTCCAACTAAAGTTATTGTATTCATTTAACTAGCCCCCTTCTATTTTTCTTCCTGCTCTTCTGTGTACTCAACAAAGTAAGTATAAGTTGTCTTGCTATTTTGCTTCTCTCTAGCAATCTTTACTGTATATCCAGCTTTCCCAAGTAATCTTAATAATTCCAATCTATCTTGTTCGTTTAAAGAACCACTTCTTTGTGCATATATTCTCGCCATTTTATACCTCCCCTTTCTAGGAAGTAATATATTGATATTTACTTCCTAGAAGTTTAATTTTATTTAAATTTTTCCTTCTGACTCTTTTTAATAATCTCATCTAGCTCTTTTTCTTCATATTGAGTGAAAGTCTGATTGAAGTTAGCAAACTTATTTTTATTCACATTATGAGTATTCACAGCTTTATTATTAGACTGTTTCTTCTCCTGTTTACTCTTTTTCTTCCTCTCAAACTCATTTTGATACTCTGTAAGTTCTAAAACAGTTTTTACACCTGCTTCTATCCAATTATTTAAGATTGTTTTTACATACTTATAATTCTTAACTCCACTGCCTACAGCTTCATCAACAGCTCTTATTATTACATCAGCTTCCATTCCATCATCTAAATAAGTCAGTAGTTGAAGAAAATTATTTGGAGTAATCACACCTATATAAGATTCATAATATTTTTTTATGTAGACAGTCTTATTTTTTTCAGATTGTTCAGCAATAACAGTAGTAATAACATCATTTTCTTTTAAACCTATTTTCTTTTTAATACTATTTTCTTTTATGTTGCCGATTTCCCGACCTCGGTTTTGCCGGCTTCCGGTTTCACCGACTTCGGTTTTACCAGCTTCCGGTTTTACCGGAGTCGGGAAAACGGCACACGGTTGAGATTCAGTCATTTCAACACTTTCAGAATTTACATTTTGAGGTGTATCAAAAATATCATATCTATAACCTTTCATTTGACCTTTTTCATCCCTTATTTGTGTCCTAATAACAAAACCTTCCTGCATAAGCTCCTTTAAAGCATTACTTACTTTTGTCTTACTATCTTTTCTATAGCTTATTAATGATTTTGCATACACTTTATGGCTACCCGACCTTTGAAATCTTAACATTTGAGTGACTACTCCTACAGCTGAATAAGAAAGATTTTCATTGTCGAGGATTGTATTAGGTACTCTTGTAAATGGGTCGTCAAAATTTATGTGAAAGTATGTTTCATTATTAAAATTCAATATATCACCTACTCTTGATTTTGCTTTTCATAAGCATTACAAATTGTGTCATATTCTTGTTTTGTTAAATCTTTTATCTCTTTTCCAAATCTCTTAAATACTTTCTCTTTTAAGCTCTCCTTATTAACATTTGCATTACTTGCTATTGCATATAACCTGCTTAATTGTTTATCTGTTAAAATTCTATTGTTAGAATTACTTTTAGCTTCATTTTTGCCACTAGTTGCGTCAAAAGTGTCACTTTCAGTTATGTTAAGTAACTGAATATATAAATATCTAGTTTGATAAGTTTCTATACCTCCTAGTGCTTGTAATTCATTAGAACCTTTAAGTTGTAAATCTCTCATGGGAGAAGTAAATACAATCTGTTCTGATGGGTTTTCTCCATTAATTAATGTTAGAGTTGCATATTCATTTGTAAAGGTCACTATAGGGCATAGCTTAGCTTCTTCAAGTAATCCAGTTGCTTGTGGTAGAAAGTCTGCTAACTCAAAATACTTGAAGTTAGCGAACTTATTTTCTCCACTTTTCTTTAGATTCAACTTACTAAATTTAACTCTTACATCCATCAATTTAATGTAAATATTATTAATTTCCATGGTCCTCACCTACTCTTTTTTAGCTTTTGGAATTGTTAGTGTAGTTCCATATTCAATCCTGCAACCTTCGACCTCATGACCTTTTTTAATAAAGTCTTTAATGCTATTCTTATCTACTTTTACAACTTGCTCTACTGTTTTATATATAGCAGGTATCTTTTCTTCATCTTCTATAACTAAGCTACCCGCTGACTTTCTTATACTTATATTTCCTAAAACTGTTTCTATTTTTTTAGTACCAAGTAGTTCCATGCATTCCTTTATGTTACTTTTTAATCTATCAAGATTATTTTTCTTAACCTTCTTTAATTCTTGTAATCTTTTAATCTCTAAATCTATAGAGTTTATATCACTATCGATATTTATTATTACTGACACTATTCTAGTGTTTTTATTTTGTATCTCTTGTTTTATTATTTCTTTTATTTCCTCTAGTTTTTCAGCTTCATTTCCTGTTATTTCTGTTAAACCTTCTTCTATTTCTAATAAATCTGTAGTTAATTCATATAAAGTACTCATAATTTCCCTCCGTTTATGCTATAATATAGTCATATTTTTATTTTTAAATATTTTCTGAATCGAGCCACTCCTAATGGCTCTTTTTTTATATCTGGACATCTATAGGTCTATCTCTTCCAAATTCGTCTAAGTACATACAAAGTCTTTTATAGTCCTCACTTTCTTCACTCTCTTTTATTTTGATTTGTGTATCTAACAACTCTAGTAATGACTCAGCAAATATTTTTAATCTTTCGTTTACTGTTACTTCTCTTAATGCATCATTTAAATTAATGTCATCTAACATATCTCTGCTAGATTTATTTTTGAGAATCTCATAAGTCTCCTTATTTTTGTCTATTTCTAAACTAGATAAATTTAACTGTCCTTCAACATATTGTTTTACTATTTTTAAACTTTCCATAATTAAACCCCCTTTTTAATTAATCTCTATTTTGAACTAATCCTACTAAACATATTGCAAATAAACCTACTATTATTAAAGCTGCCATTTTATTTCCTCCTAACCTAATCTTTCAAGAATATAATCACCATATCTAATATCCTCTGGTATCAATGCTTGATACTCAATACATCCCTTATCTTTGCTATAATAAGCTAAATTTAGTTCCTCCTCAGTTGCTACTACTACAATACAATTAATATTGAACCCAAACCTCTTAGAACTTACACTCACTACATTTCCTATTTTTAATTTCTCTAGATTAAAGTTCACTTTCAATAGCTCCATCTACATCACCCCCTCTCTCTTTATCAACATAATAGTTCTCAATGTATGTATGAGTTATTAGTACCCCAAATTTCTCTGTAAGAATTTTAGCTAAAGTTTCGCCTAATGCATCTAAATTTGGTTCACCAACTGTTGTTACTGTGTATTCACTTTTTTTACCCATTTAAATCACCCCTCTATTTTCAAAATATTCCGTATTTAGTTTTCAAAGTGCTAATTTTATTTAACCTAATTCTTACTTAAATCACTTGATATTCCGTATTTTAAAGCCATATCTTTTACAATAGCCACATACCCCTCTATGAGTTTCTTATCATCTTGTATTACATCTAAATTGTTAACTTTCTCTCTTTTAGATTCAGATACACCTTCTTCTGCCATCTTTCTTCTTTTATTGATTAATCTTCTGTTTAAGTCAACTCCAAACCTATTGTTTAGCAACTCATAACTCTCTCTTCTAAGCATATTTATATGTTCAAAGCCACCTTGTTTCTTTGCTATCTTTGCAATTAGTTGTTGTGTATCTTTTCTCCAGTCTGTAGCATTCAATGAAACAACCTCTTTTATTGTTTTAACCTCTGTCTTTGCTTCTAATGCAATATTATTAGCTTGATTAACTTGAAGTCTTAAATCTTTCATTTCTTTTAAACTTTCTATTAATACATCTTCTATACAGGTTGGTTTCTGTTGTTTAACCTTGAAATATGTTTCCTCTAAGTTGTCAAATTGCTCCCAAGCTTTATCAGTATCTAATATTTTGCAGTGCCTATTTGCTCCTCTTTCAGTCCAAAGATACATTTTTGAAGCAAATTTTAGGTTTTCATATTCTGTATGAATACCTTTAAAATTCTTTAAATCATCACCTTGTAATAAAAAATAATGTTTACCTTCAATAAACCTATCTTTGTTATTGTTGAAATTGTTACTTATATTCTTTGAGTCAGTTTCATATACATCTGCTAGTTGCTGTGTAGTTAGAACTCTTTTGTTGTTTCTTTCTATTACTTGTAAATTATTACTCATAATTTCTACCTCCCTAGTTTTAATTTTTATCTGTTAGGTTTTCTTATTTAATTTCGTTGCATTTTTGGGATATAATTGTCAAAAAAAATCTCACCAGGCTCTTCGATTTGCAAAATATTTGATATCTTAACTGCTTCTTCAATCTTGAATTGTGAACGATTATTTAATTTTGCATTTAAAGCTTGAACAGTCATACCCAACTCTTCTGCTAATTTCTTTTGAGTGTATTTCTTTTCGACCATTTTTCCTTTTAATTTACTTATATTCATTCCATCACCTCGTTGCTTATTTGGGATAATTCAATATTAATACATCCATTTTATATTGTCAAGTCAAAAATGCAACATTTTTTTATATTTTCCAATATATGTGTTGCATTTATGAAAAAATACTTTATAATATATTTTATAGAGGTGATAAATTTGAATACTGAAAATGATTTAAAAATGTTGGAGATTACAAATAGAATAAAAAATAAACGATTAGAACTTAATATGTCTTATCAAGATTTAGCTAACAAGACTGGACTAAGTAAGTCCACTTTACAGAGATATGAAACGGGAGCTATAAAAAATATTCCTCTTGATAAGCTAGAAATTTTAGCACATGCATTAGATGAATCTCCTGCTTTTATAATGGGGTGGAACGAAGACTGCAAACAAATTAAAATTAAAGAAAATAAGCTTTTATCAAGCTTTAATGCCTTAAACGATATTGGACAAAATGAAGCAATAAAAAGAGTAGATGAACTTACTCAAATAGGTAAATATGTAAATAAAAATCACATAGACACAATAGCGGCACACAATGAACATTTACATGAAGAAGGAGAAATTGAAAAAATATATCAAGATTTAGATGATATGGATAATTGGTAAAATAGGTAGGTGAACTTATGAATAGTTATGAAAAGTTACTCTCTGAAGCAGATGATAATAATATTATTGTTAGAGAAGTTCCTTTAATTTCAAATTCTCATGGATTATATAAAAATAATAGAATAGCTTTAAATAAAAATACACTTAATAATATAAGTGAAAAAGCTTGTGTGTTAGCAGAAGAACTAGGACATCATTATACTTCATATGGAAATATATTAGACCTAAATAAAGTTGAAAATAGCAAACAAGAATATAAAGCTAGATTGATGGCTTACAACAAGTTAATTGGTCTTAAAGGTATAATAGATAGTTTTAATGCTGGCTGTAAGACTATAACCGAAATGGCAGAATACCTTGATGTAACTGAAAAGTTTCTAAATGAAGCTTTAGAATGTTATAAAAGTAAATATGGTTTTTCAGCTACACTAGATAATTATGTGATATTTTTTGAGCCAAGATTTAGTATTATGAATGCAAATTTTTTGTAACAATTCATAGTATATTTAAGAGCCGTTCAGCTCCTCTTAAATATACAATAAGGGGGAATGTAAAATGTTAAGAGTAGCACTTTATATACGTGTTAGTACAGAAGAACAAGCTTTAAATGGAGATAGCATAAGGACACAAATAGAGGCTTTAGAACAGTACTCTAAAGAGAATGATTTTAACATAGTTGGTAAATACATTGATGAAGGTTGCTCTGCAACTAATTTAAAAAGACCTAACTTACAACGATTATTAAGAGATGTGGAAAAAGATAAAGTAGACCTAGTTTTAATGACTAAAATTGATAGACTAAGTCGTGGCGTTAAAAACTATTATAAAATAATGGAAACCTTGGAAAAACATAAGTGTGATTGGAAAACCATTTTAGAAAACTACGATTCTAGCACTGCTGCTGGTAGATTACATATAAACATTATGCTATCTGTAGCAGAAAATGAAGCAGCTCAAACATCTGAAAGAATAAAATTTGTTTTTCAGGATAAATTGAGACGTAAAGAAGTTATAAGTGGTACAATTCCCATAGGTTACAAAATAGAAAATAAGCATCTAGTTATTGATAAAGAAAAAAAATATATAGTTAAAGCTATATTTGACGAATACGAGAAATCAGGTTCTGTTAGGACTTTAATAGAAACAATTAATAATCTTCATGGCGAATTATACAGTTATAATAAAATAAAGAATATACTAAGAAATGAACTTTATATAGGAATCTATAATAAACGAGGATTTTATGTTGAAGATTATTGTGAACCTATTATATCAAAAAAACAATTTAAACAAATCCAAAGAATATTAGAAAAAAATAAAAAAACTACTCCTAATAAAAACATACATTATCATATTTTTTCTGGTCTTTTAAAATGTAAGGAGTGTGGTTATACATTAAAGGGTAATTCTAGTAATGTTGGAGAAAAACTTTATTTATCTTATAGATGTTCTACATTCTATCTAAATAAAAACTGTGTACACAATGTAACTCATAATGAAAAACATATAGAAAACTACCTTTTGACTAACTTAAAACCACAATTACATAAACATATGGTGAAATTAGAAGCACAAAATGAAAAAATCAGACGAAATAAGAAATCTAACAAAAAAGATGAAAAGAAGAAAATCATGAAAAAATTAGATAAAATCAAAGATTTATATTTAGAGGATTTGATTGATAAAGAGACTTATAGAAAAGATTATGAAAAATTACAATCTCAACTGGATAATATAACTGAAGAACAGGAGAGTCAAATTATTGATACATCACATATAAAAAAATTCTTAGATATTGATATTAATGAGATGTATAGTGATTTAAGCAGGGTTGAACGCAGACGTTTTTGGTTATCTATAATAGATTATATAGAAATAGATAATAACAAAAACATCACTATTAATTTTATATAA